CCCCCCCCCCCCGCGGGGCAGGGTGTTGTGATTAGGGTTTGTGTGTGTGTGTGTGTGTGTGTGTGTGTGTGTGTGTGTGTGTGTGTGTGTGTGTGTGTGTGTGTGTGTGTGTAGACGAGGGCGCACAGTTGTCTATGTATTGCGGACGGCCATCATTTTCAAAATTCGTCATGTTGTATATCCCCTATCCTGTTATTTTTTTATACCAAAAGTCACCTTGCATAGCGTTACTCGGATATTTCGCCAAGTCGTTATCAATGACAAAACTTTTGAGCATTAAATTCCAATTAACAACAATGCGTGTACCTATGAGCGTAACCCAATAATTGTTTGGCTCACAACCCATTATCATTAAAATGTCCGTACTTGCTGGGTCTTGGTTAGTTCCCCTTCCATGTGTACTAAGCAGATTGCAATATTTTCCATTTGCGATAGTAACGGCTTCTTCCTTGGTTACAGTGTAAGTAGTTGGATTTATTAAAAATCCGTAAGAGTCATAAGAGTCGGCAACTTTAATAGTGATTTTGCTACCATTGTATGCGTTACTTGATATGTCTCCAGATGCTTGGTTTGTAAAAGTCGTGGAAACTGAATATTTTGCCCAGGCGTTTTGAGCTTCCAAAAGATCAATACCGTCTATCAAACACTCGCTCATATTCGCGCCTCCTATGGTCTCACGACCGACACCACGACCGGAATGTTAGTCGTTGGCTTGCTGGCCGCGTAAAAGGTTATTTTGCCGTCGTAGGCGTATGGCGGCTTGCTGGAGGTCGCCGCAGTCTGCCATGCCGTTTTGATCAGCTCCCGCGCCGCGTCGTCAGTGCCGAGTACAGGGTCAACGCGCGGCCTGTCGGACTCCAGCAAACCCGCGACGGTGAGGTCCTGCGTGTACGGTGCCGCCGAGCCAGCCCAGCCGGAGGTGGTGAGAGTCCCGGTCGCCTTAAACGAGGTCGAGGCCCCGATAGCTTCAGGCGTAACCGGGTCGCTGCCGCCCTTCGCGTGGGTGGGGGCGTGTTTTCCGGCGGCGTAGTCCGTGCCCGCCGTCGCGCCGGTCACATTGCCCGCACCGTCGCCCTTGAGGATGCCGGATGCTGTGATTTTGACTTTTGCAAGCTCCGCGTCCAGTGTGCTCCGAGTGACGACCGCCGAGGTGTCCAGCGTGACCGAGATTGTACCTGTATTGGACATCTGCAACATCGCGTAAAAAGTGAAAACAAAATCGGCCATTTCAGCCGCTGTCGGGACCGTGATACCGCTGCTGTCTTGATAAATCGCCATCAAGATTTCGCTGCCGCTGCCGAGCTTTGCCCAAATACCGATTTGATTGCCGGTGTATCCAGTTGTCACTCCTACGCTGGTAAGCTGTAATTTCAGCCGGACGCCGCCGGCGACGGTCTCTGAATTGACGATGCTCATACTTTGCTTTTCAGCAGCGAGCGCCGTCTGTGCCATAAGAGACGCCGCCGTGACCGTGCCACTGCCTATCTTCGCGCCGGTGATCGTCAGAGTTGCGCCTCCCGCGGCCCACTGTGAAAGGAGCGTTTTGCCCGCGTTTGTGATTACCGCGTCACTCCACATCTAACTACCTCCCTTAATATTGGATTGCCGTGCCAGCCTGCACGATTTCGACCGCCGTGGCCTTTGTCGCTGCGTAGCCGGTCGCCGTGCCGCCGAAAGCCACAAATTCGATTGCGTCAAGGATGGCCGTCTCGCGCTGGACCGTTGCAAGGACCTCACGAAACCGTGCGACGACTGCCGCTGAGTAGTCCGGGTACTGTGTGGTTACTTTGTAGTGATAAGGCTTCCCGCCGTATTTCCACCACTCGACGACCTCGCCGTTATCAAATACGGCTTCCATAATGCGCTTGACCGCCGCCGGTGTGCCCATCTGCATGTAAAACAAAAGCGTGCCCTTTATCAAGGCCCGCTTTGTGCTAATGCTATAGCTTTCAAGATACGCCGGCGTCCGCAAGTCCGCGGCCATCGTGTCAAGTACCGCGCCGGGGAGCCCGTCAACGTCTGCGTACACCCGCGCGGCATCGGCATATTTACACAGCGCGTCGATCTGTTTACCGAGGGCCGCGCTGAACGCCCGCATTTCGGGGCTGTCCATGCTCGCAGGCAAAATGTCGATCAGCCGGGAGCCGTAAAGATCAGTCATCTTCCAACCCTCCGTAAGTTACTGTCGATGTCCCAAGTTTTGAGACCTGCACCGCCGAAATGGTTGTGTGCGTCGGCGCGGTGATCTCTACCCGCTTTGCTCCCGCCGCGATGACAAAAGCGGTCAGCTTTGACGGGTTTATGTCGCGTCCGAGCTTGCGCTGCCATTTGGCATAGGCAGCAACCGCCGCCGTTACCGCTGCCTGAATGGTTACGGCCTGCGCACTGTCGCTTTTGGCGATGTAGTAAGTCAACGCGATATTGTAAGCTACCTCTGCTGGGACCTGCACTGTCACCTTGTCAGTCAGCGGCCGCACATTTCCGGCATCCAAAAAGGACTGTACGCCGGAGACAACTTCTGTCCCCGGGAGACTGCCGTTATCCATAAGCATTGTAATAATGACCGTGCCATCTGTGTCGCCGCGCTGCACCAGCACGTCTCCGATTGCGCTGTTATATGCCTCAACCCAGTATTTGTACGCGTCTGCCGGTCCCGCTGTGCTGTAGCTCGACGGCGCGAGGAAAATGCGCTCAGAAAGGTCGGCGTCGCTTTCCTCGTTGGAGCCGCCCGCACTTGCCGTTATATTGACAACTGACGCGACATAGCCGACCGGATCGACAACGGTTGTAATTGCTCCCGTCGCATAGCCGTTGCCAGAACTGCCGGACGTCGTGCATTTTGCGGCAACTTCCACGGATAGACTCCCTGCGGGCACCTCCGCATAGGCGGAAGTTGCAAAGTATACGCCGCCGTTCGCTCCCGGTGTCGCCCGGGTACCCGCGGGGATACCGACAGCCGAGCTCTGCGCTGCCGAAAGTGTAAAGAGCAGCGTCGTTGTTGCCGCCGTGGCTTCGGACCGAGTAAGCCCCTTGAGGGCTGCGAGATTGTCGAGGTAACTGCCATAACTGTACTTAATCGTGTTTTGCTTGCCCGCGCGGTCAATGTACTGCATGGCTTGATATATTTGCGCCGCCGCCGCCTCCAGCGCGAGCCGCATGGGCGCTGCGGGCGCAAGCGCAATGCTTTTACTGGTCTCGGCCTCAAATGCTGCGATGTAGTCTGCGACCATTGCCGCCTTAACATCGTCGAGGGTTTTACCATCGATAAAACTAATGTCCGGGATATTTTTAAGTGCCTCTATCTCAGCCACCTGTCAGCACCACCTTCGCTATGAGTTGTCCGTTTGTATCCGTCGTCCAGTCCACGCGGGACACGGACACGCGCGGTTCAAAAAGAGCCGTCTTTTTTATAATCTCTGCTGTCAGAAGATTGCGCGCAACGTCAGGCGGTCGTCCGAGCGCAGAGCGATCAATGCCAAATGTGCGGTTTCCGGGCATGGTACCCGCCGGCGTCGCGTAAAGCAGTGCAAGGCACCGGCTAATATCCGCGAGCTCGTCGTCCGGCAGCGCGGCATCGATTTGGATATCTGCAATCATACATACTCCTCCAACGACAGCGACAGCGTTGCACGCATCAGCTCGCCACCGCCCATAATAACGTCCCATGACTCGCTGACCTGCGTTATGACAAAGGGATTTTTACCAACCTGCGCGCTGCCAATAACAAGCGGCTCCGCCGTGCCGTCCTCCACCATCTTCGCAATGGAGTCCAGCACCGCGCGCGGTTTTACGCCGAGAGACGCATCGAGCATGATGTCCATAGACCCACTTTGCAGCTCCGGCCCGCCGAACTCCTGCCGAGGTTTTACGCCGATGCGGGTATGCTTGGACCACTGCCCCGAGACGGTCCGCTGAAAGCCGGAAAAAGTCAGCACCTTGTCGTTACTGACCGAGAAAACGATATCAGGACCGAGAGAACCGATCATGTTATTTCGCCTCCAAAGCCGCAAGCCGCGCCAGAATCGACGCGACTGTGGTGCTTGTGCTGCCGTCCATTAGTGTGATACTAGGAGCAGCAATTGTAAGCGCGCCTGTCGTGTCATCGTATCGGATAACGGCTTTTCCCTGCGTTGTACTGAGGTCCTTGCGATAGAAGCCCTCCGCGCCACCGGACGGCTTGTTTGCATCGGACCAAAACCGCCCGAGAATGACGCCGGCCGCCGTACCGTTGGAGAGATGGACCACAAGCACCGTGTCACCGACCTTCGGCATCGCGTATTCGGTCGCCAGAAAAGGCAGTTCCGGGGTTACTTGGTTGCTGCGGTCGGGGTACACAATGCGCGCCATGCCGGTTTTATAGTTGATGCTGGACACCTTTCCTACTCTGACATTATCTTCGTACATGTTTTATCCTTTCGCCGCGTTTGCCGCCTGTATCAGCAGGTCATCGACAAAACGGACCGCTGTGTGATTTTTTATCCAGTAATCCGGGCTGTTAATGATGTTTGCAGCATGGAGCACGGAAATGGCGTCCTCTGCGGACGTGATGCTCGCGCCGTGCTTGTTTTGCCGTATCATCGCCGCCATGCGAACGACCAGCAGTCCGAGATACTTTACATCGTTGTAATGGGCTTTCCAGTAATCAGGGCTGTTGATAACGCCAAGCTCAGTCAGAAGGGCAATGGCGTCTGCAACTTCCTCTGCTTCCGTCTGTGCGACGCGGGACATCTCCAGCGATACCTTGTAGTCGCTGCCGAGGTCGTGCGTAGCCTTGTCGATGTAGTATTTTCCGCTTGCCTGACCCAGCCCTGTAACGCGCCAGCACTGTGCCGCGGCAAACTTCACATCTCCCATCATGGAGAGGTTGAGAGCCGTGGCGTTGTGGTTCGCGCTGTCGATAGCCGCCTTGAGGATGCGTTCGGCATCGGCGGCGTTGTCGGCCTTTTCGCTGCATTCCAGCAACCTCTCACCGCCGCCGGTTGTGTACGTTACATCCTCGTTGGTCGTGGGATTTGTATAGCTGATCGTGCCGCCGGTGTACGTTCCCGCAAGCGTCGTTTTCCAGTCCCACGACTCCATATCGGAGAGATCAATCACGCCGACAGGAGGCTTTTTCTTATAAGCCTCCCGGTCGAAGATGATGATTTTGGATCTGTATATCTTGACGGAAAGCCCATACTTTTCGCAAAGCTTTGTCAAAAACTCCGCGTCGCTCTCCTTGCTCTGCTCGATGGATGCGATTTTAAAGCTCACATCCGCGTCGATAGTCAGTGCGACACCGGCGCGGGATGCAATATCCTTTGCAATCTCCGCGACAGTGACGGACTCCCATGTTTTTGACCGCTGCGTGTCCTTAAAGGCCGAGAGGACTGGCGTTGATATGGCGCTGATCGTCCCGGTTATCGGCGGTCCGCCGAAAGAAAAGTCGTCGAGGACAAACGTGCCGCACTCCAGTGCGCGGTCGTCTCCCTCCTTGTCCCAATCTTTTACGATCAACCTTGCGCTGATCTGCGCGCCCTTTGTAGGCATGGCAACAAGCCAGTCTTTTGCCGGGTCGCCGATTTTGACGTCGATGGTGTCGCCCTCTCCGGTTGCGTTATCGGTATAGGTGACACCAGTCGTATACTGTCCCATCGGTACAGTGATGCTTTGTCCGTTATAACTGATTTCTGCCAGCGCCCTCCGTGTCTTCATACTCGCCTCCACGCGGGTAAACCGCTGTCCGCTGTTTCGGGCACTTTCGGCGTTTGCAATACGACGCCTGCTTCAAAGACAAACTGGCCGACATACGGAAGGTTGTGCTTCATCAGCCAGCCGACGTAATTCTCGGAGCCATACACCCGGAACGCAATTGCGTCCCAGGTATCGCCCGATATGGTTTTGTAGGTATCAGCCATGATGCAGCACCCCCTTATGCAAACGCCCGGCGCTTTTTGTCGGCATCGTACTGCTTCATCCAGCGCTTGAACTGCTCAAAACTCGCGGCATTTGCAGCCTCGACATCAGCCTTGTTGACGTCACCATAGAAGTTTTGCACCGGAGCGAATGTGACGTTACCGCCGCCAAATCCGCCTTTTTTGAGGGGAACGACCGCCTCGTCGTCTTTTCCCTCGCCGATAATGGCGTGGATGCCTCCGGGCCGGTGCTTTACGATGCCGCCGGTTGCCATCATGCGAGGCCCTCTTGCGGAAACGCTGATGTTCGTACCGCCTCCGCTATCTCCGAACAAACCTTTGATTTTTGATGCAATCGTCGAAATTGTGTTGAGAATGCCGCCAAAGACCTTATCAAAGGCCGACTTGATGCCATTCCAAAGATCGGAGAAGAAGGTGCCAACACTGGACCACGCTGTTTTGATGCCTGAAATTACGCCGTCGAACACACTTCCAAAAAAGCTTGCGACGCCAGAAACGACTGTTTTAATACCGTTAAACACCGCTGAAAAGAACGCCTGCAATCCGCTTATGACTGCTTTGACCCCAGCAATTGCAGACGACCATATTGCCAAAAATATCGTTACCACAACCGTAAATACCGCCTTGATTCCGTTAAACACCGCTGTGAAAAAGGCTTTGAAACCGCTGATAATCGCCATTACGACCGTCACAGCGCCTTTTCCGACAGCCACAAAGAAGCTCGCAACCGCCGAAATGCCGATTTTTATTCCGCTGCCAATTGCTTTTAGGGCATTTCGGAATGCCGTGCAGTGTCGCCATAGTAGCACCACCGCAACTATAGCAATTACAATCCATACAAACGGGTTTACCGCGGCGATAGCGTTCATGGCGATTAACCCGACACGAAACAGGTTAAACACGCCCCAGAGTGCCATCATCACCGCTTTTACCACAAGTATGGCAGAAACGACCGCCAAAATGATCGTGGCGATGTCTTGGAATAGGGACTTGTGCTGCTTTACAAAATCGATTACTTTTTTAATGACCTGAAACGCTTTGCCGATGATCTCTACAACTTTACCGATCACATCAATAATGATAGGCATCGACGCCACGACCGCCGGCACGATTTTGGCCTTGATAAAATCAACGGCCGGCTGAAGCTTATCCATCAAATTGTTCACAAGGTCGCTGATTTCCGGCAAATGAGACGCCACCGAGGAAGTGATCGACGCGACAATGGGAAGCAGTCTGGAACCAACCGCCGACTTAATGGAGGTGATAGAGTTTTGAATTTGCTGCTTGCGGCCTTCGGTCGTATTCGCCGCTGCACGGGCGCTGTTACCATACTCTGTTTCAAGTTCTTTGAGCATGAGCTTTTGAGCACCGGCGGTGTCGCCCGCCTTAACCATCGCGTTAATCTGCTTTTTTTGCTCTTCGGTAAAGACAACGCCATTTTTAGTCAGTTTGGTGATGCCTTTCGCCGGGTCGTTTAGAGCTTTGCCGAGTGTTTGCGCTGCACTTGTCGCATCCGTTTTAAGAGCGGTGGCCATGTTCAACGCTGCCTCAGTCGCCCCCGGGAACACGTCGCTTTTGATGCCGGTAAAGGTCAAAAGCATATTCTCCGCGCCTTTAATCGTGCCTTTGCTATAGGTCGTCACGCTGGATAAGCTTGCGGCAAGCTTTGTGGCGCTGTCAACCGTCATGCCAGAAACGCCGTTAGTGGATTCCAGCACCGCTTTGAGCTGGGCTGTCGTTTTCTCGCCAGATTCGGCAATTGCAATGCACTCTTTGCCTTTGCTGACAATGCCCGCAATGCTAACGGCTCCGAGTGCCCCGATGATTGCACCCTTGAGGAGGCCGGACGCCTTTTGCAGCCCCGTAAGCTCAGATTTTGCCGAACTCGTAGCCGCTTTTAACGATCCATTGAGCTTACCGCCGATGCTGATAATCAGATCTTTAGCATTTGCCAAGCTTTTCGACCTCCTCATTTACAATATCGCAGTATTCGTTCAACTCCCGGATGGGGAGCGAACGCCAGAAATCAACGCCGGTGAACGTGTTCATGGCAAGCCTTACGAACACTTTTTTTAAATCGGCGTCGGTCGCATCTGTTACCCCTAATTGAGAAAAAAATTGACGATAGCTGCCCCCAGCGTGCGACTTGCCTTTGCCGGAAGCTGTATGAAAAACTCAACCGGCAGTTTCGTGGCCATAGACGAAACAATCCACTGGTATTCCGGCACCGCCTCAATCATGGACATCTCTGTTACAATGTTTTCCTCTTTGTCCCCATTGAGCTTTTTATACTGTGCTCTGGCGTTTCTGAGGTCCACAGCGGACCAATCCTCAATCGCAGAAAGGTCGATTTCGGAATACTCCGCGCCCTCAAAGCTGTACGGCTTATTAAGCTTGAGCACAAGGCCCTCTATCTCATAATCGGGCGTAATTGCGTTAATATTTTCGTTCATGCCAAACTCCTCGCTTTCGACAGGACGTCCGTCCCGTTAACTTTGTAGACACCATTGAACTTGTCCAGCTCCAAAAGTGTCTTTCCGTCAGACTCCACCAGAATGTAAGTCAACTCACGCTTGATTTTCACATCCATCGGGTTCCCCTGCTTAACCTTGCCGAGGTCGATGGACTTCACAAGACCGCGGGAAACGACGCGCAATCCCTTGTACGATGTACCGGCATCGCCCTCCGTCTGCTCCGCCGCGCGAAGTGTGAGTTCCTTGGACGAGCCGATCTGAATGACCTTCATGGCGTTTTCGTCGAAACAGAGGAAGGAAATCTCATCCTCCTGCGAACCGAACATACCCGGTGTGGGCATATCGATCTCTCCGAGGATACCGGGTCCACTGACTTTTTCAGTCATCACGTCAAATGACGGCAGCGCATATTCTTCACCTACGCCGAGTAGCTTGTTGCCGTCGGTGTAGAGGTTGTACATGTGAATTTTAGTAGGTACACCGTTCATGCTCATTCACCTCCCGAAAGTGCGCTCGCAAGAGCGTTGGGATCAAACGTCAGTGTCAACTCGATATCCTCCGCCGGCGTATAGCGGGCAAGGACCATCTGGAAACAGATTTTCCCGGCGAGGATGCTTTCAACGGGGTTGTCCGCCTCGCTGAAACGGATCTCCGCCTTTGCACAATACCCGTTTGCCACAAAAGCGTTTCCGCGGATGTTCTCGGCGTCCACAATGCTCTCAATCAGACGATAATTTGCGCTGTTGCCGACCTTCGCGCGGTATTTGCGAATAAAGCTGTTTGCCCAGAACGTGAAGAAGCGGCGAACGCTGATCCAGCGGTCTTTCGCGGCAGTGACAGCGGGATACACTGCGGTGTTACTGCCCCATGCCACAAATCCACCCTGCGAAATGGCCGTAACGACGCCACCGGCATTGATGACGTTGCCCTGCGCCTGATCAAGCAGCACTTCCGCGCCGCTGGAAAGAACGGTTGATGCAATTTTGATGTTTGCGCCGGATAGAGACTGATTGTCCGCAGTGCCAGGCGTGCCGCCATTGACCGCATCACCCGCAGAAAGCAGCGCGCCATATACGGCGCTATAATCATAGGTCTTGCCGGCGCTGGACTTGACCTTAGGCCAAAGTGCGATGGCGTGCTCAGATGTGATTTCCTGTTTTTCTTTCTGCGCCTCGACGCCGGTGTAGAGCATCGCGCCGCTTGCCGTGCTGTCGATGTCGATAAGACATTCCGCCTCAAAGCAGCCGTTTATGTCTTCGCACGCCGCCTGCAAAGCAGCCGCGACCGTTTTATCCTGCGACCAGCCCGGCGCAAGCAGCAACCCGGCGTTGACGCCAAAGCGCGGATAGACCTGACGGAGCAGTTTAAGGCCGCTTTCCGCGCCGGTCGTCGCGTCGACTGTTCCAATGATGTCGGATGCCGTAACGCCAGAGGGCTTGAGGCTCGTAGACGTCACGCTGAGGCTCACCGCCGCCTTTGCCGCTGCGGAAATGAGCGTGATGACCACCTTCCCCGCACTGTTAAATGCGAGCGTGTAGTCGGCGTCGCGCACAAACGTCGCGGTATCCGCCTTAACAGACATGGACGAGAGCAGCACGTAGTCCTTTTCATACACAACGACGTTATTTGCCGGAGTCAGCGCGGACGCTGAATTTTTTGTGGTGTGCGCCGTATTGTTCGGGTCGAGCACGTTAATAAAGATCACCGGGGCGACGGAAAATAGATCAAAGCACGCGCTGATGCTCTGACAGAGCGTAAACGCAGACCAGTCGTCCGAATAACCAAGAGCCGCAACCGCCTCGGCGCGAGTTTTGCAAAGAATAGGCTTTCCAACCGCTACCGCTGGATCGTCTGCCAAAAAGATGGGCGCAGTACCGACAACGACCTGCGGCTGCAAGTCGCTGCTGTCCGGCTCCGTCAGCGCGGCAGATGTCTCGGTAACATAGATGCCATGTTTATAAGCCATGACTTATATACCTCCTGTTGATTTATGCGAGATCGTTCTCGCGGGTAATGACCGGCAGCTCGAAGTGGAGTTCCATGCCGCCGAAATAAAACGGGTATGTGTCCTCGTCGCTGATCATCCAGTCGATGGGATACAGCAGCGAATAAGCGCCGGCAAGAAGAGGCTCCTTTTGAAAGCGCAGGCTGATGACTCTGATAATGTGATGCAGGTCCTTCATACCTTGCCGCTCGGTTTCGTCGTCGTAAACGCAGATAATCAAATCCACAGTCACGTTTTGATGTGCGCCGGGGTCAGAAGTCGTCCCGCGAACCGCGCGAACAACGATGTACGGGTCAATGACACTCTGCCCGTCGGAGTCTGTAACGTCGGTCTTGAGCGGCGTGCAATCCTCCCAGACATTCAGCGGCATGTAGTTTCCAACACTGTTTTTCAGCAAAAAACCAGCAAACAGTTTTTTTATTTCTGTGGCGAGATCGGTTTCAAGATTTTCAGGCGTCATTCCATCACGCTTTCTTTGCGAGCAGCTTTGCGATTTCACGCTCAATGTTTTTTGCAAGCTCGTCATTGATGTCTGGCTTTACGACAGCCCAAACAAATTCTTCACTGCCGAGCATCTGCGGCTCGGACGGCGACATGAATGTCTTTATTGGATATCGTGACTTACCTTTACGCTGCGCAACTGTTTTGTGATAAGAATGACCTACGACCTCTCCGGTCTTTTTGTCCTTTTTATCATTCGTGTAGGTCGCCATAAATGCTTTCAGCCCATTTCCCTCAAGTGGTTTTAACGGTGATTTTTTCAAAACATGTCCAACGAGCCCATTGCCAGTCGAAACAACCTTAAAATCATAGATTTCCATAGGCTTTCCCGTCGATTTTAATGTTGCGATAGGATGGCTCACTGTTGCGCTTTTGACTTTGAGTGCTTTATTGAAACGCACTCGGCGGACATCATAGGTCTCCTGCGCTTTGTTGGCAAGTTGTTTTCGGGCGTCTTTCGCTGTATCATTAACTGCGCGAGCCAGCACTTTCGGCGCTTGATCAGATAAAGCGCCAAGTTGCTTCGATATTTTAAAAACCTGTGCGCGCATGTCTGCATCAATTACAACATCTACCATCAGCGCATTACCTCCACAAGAATTGCATAAACGCCGCCCTCTGCCCGGCACTCCACAACACGCCGCTTTGCTGTATCGACCGTGATAATGCTGCCGGGCTTCGGCTTCGGTCCGAACACATCCGCGGCCACGAAAATGCGGACGTCGCCTTTTGCAAGGTCGTCCGCACTTCCGTTATAGATTTTCACGGGCCCGCGCCGCTGGAGGTCGTCACTGTCAATGGTGCACACCATCTCCACGCTGTTGATTACGTGGCTCTCGCCGAACTCGTCGGGATTAAAAAAAGTCGCATAATCAGTTTGCAGCCCGTCCTGGAACGTACTCATTTCTTCCCCTTGATAAGCTCGTCCGGGTCAACATCAAGGTTCAGGCCAGATTTATCAGCTTCGGGAAGCTCTTCCTCACTGGATTTATCCGCGCCTTTTTTTCCCTTCGACGGCGCTTTCGGAGTAGCGCCTTCAACGGTACGGCATGCACCAATGTCAACAAGCCGCTGTTCGTCGGCAGCGTTAAGACCATCGATCACCTCGCCGGTAATGTATTCAACACCGTCATGTGTAACTTTTCCATAAAGCACTTCAAGCAGCATTTCGCACCGCCTTAAAGCACTTTGCCGATATACCAGGAGTCAACCTCCTGCGGTACCGGCAACGGGCGGCTGTGAAGGGCAAGAAAACGACGTGGCGGGTCCTTTTCGGTCCACGTCTGTGCGCCGCTCTCGCCGATAATAGAGCGGAAACCGCTGGGGGTCGTTTCGTCTGCAAGCACGATCTCGCCGTAGTACGTCGTAGTCTGCGCGTTGTCGGACGCAAGCATAACCGTGCCGTTCGGGACGATGGGGCTCTCAACCGGATTTTCGGGGTCCGTCCAGTCGTCAAGGAACCATTCGTTGTAGATGTAGATGTCGATGTTGTACTTGATGATCTTGCCGCCGTAGACAACATTTTCGGAAAGCTGGCGGGGGTTGAGCTGGATCATTGCAAAGTTTCCGTTTGCAATGGCGACTTGATCGGTATAGCCGAGGGCCATGATACGCTTTACAAAAGCGCCGTAGGCGTCGTTTGCCATAAGGCAGATGTTCGGCGTATGGTAACCGTTCTGCTGGCAGGTCAGTACCCAGCGGTCAATGTCCGCCATTGGGTCACTCGTGCTGGAGCTCCACAGGCTGGAGCCGGAAAGGGCCTCCTTGTTCGTGAATCCAAAGTCAATTTCATAGTTCACGCCATCACCGACAACCGGAATCTTACCTGTAAGCATGGCGCGGGACGCCATCCATTCCTCTCGGCGGATGTTCATGTCGTTAAACTCCTGAAGCTTTTCCGTCAGCATGACCATTGCGCGATCTTCAGCGGAATAGCCACTGTTATACAGACTTTCTCCGGGCAGGCGAACGGTGATGTCCTCAACGCCGGTCACGTCCTTCGGCTTAAGAAGCGGAGTCGTGAAGGTATTGGTTTTGTATCCGCTTTTGCCAACTGTCTTTGCCGCAAGACGCGGATTGACAAACGGAGAGATGCGACGCTTGCCCTTGTAAAAATCGACGTCAACCTTGTCGCCGGTGATGACACGATGACGCTTGAAAAACGTGTCGCGGAAAAAGCCTCCGGTGGTCGGCAGCACACGGACGACCGCGTCCATCGTTCTGGGATCGTAAATCGAAATAGCCATTATTCTGCCTCCTTGGTCACAGCATCAAGATAGATGCCATTTTTCGCGAGAATATCGCGGCTGCCGTTGGCTGTCGCTCCTCCGAAGCCGACCGCGCACTCATTGAAAGTACCCGTGCGGTGTGCTGCGATCACTGCCGTCGCAGTCGTGGTGGTGACACCCTCCGCGGCAATGGCATAAAAAGAATGTTCGTCCGCCTCGGCTGTCGCCTTGACATAGTTCGTCGCGACCGTGCGGGACACCGTACCAGTGGAACCAGATACGGCGATGCTTTCGGTAACCAGCTTCACGAGCAGGTCGCCGCGGGCAATCTTCTGATTGGCCGCGATGGTAACCGGTTCGCTTCTGACGTAAGAATCGCCAGAAAAGAGACTGTCGTACTTGATTTTATCGAGTTCTACCATTACTTGTTACCTCCAATTCCAAGAGTTTTACGAGCCGTGTTCTGAACCCTGTCAAGGATTGCGGCGTCCTCATCGGTCTTTGTGCCGTCCGATGCTGTGCCGGGAACCTTGTTTGCGTTTTCCGCATCCTTCAAGGCGTCCACAACGTATGTGGAGTTGACGAGCTTGCCTTCCTTCATGGCGTTAAACAGCACTTTCTCTGCTGTTGCGCCGTACTCATACTTTGCAGATGCAAGATATTCAGGATCCACCTTGCCGTTTAGCTCGTCGAAGGTTTTCAGGCGATCCCTCTCCGCGGCAACACCGGCGTTGAGGACTTCCGTGTAGACTGCCGGAAGCTGTTCCTTGAGATTTACTGCGTTCGTGATTTCTACTGCCATCTGTTTTACCTCCTCGTGGCAAATTTGTGCATTGTCCGGTGCTGCCTGCAACGGTGTAGCTGCTCCCGGCTTTGGCTGATGTTTATCGATAACCTCGGCGACTGCCACAACCCTGTTCATTTCGTTCGATGCGAAATTGAGGATTTTGGCATAGCTGAGATTTGTCGCTTTTGAGACTTCGGGATTTCCTTCCGTTCCGCTGTAAAGCATGCCGTCGGCAAATCCTTCTGCAATGGCGGACTGCGCATTCATGTAAGTAATTGCTTTGAGCATGGCGGAAATATCGTCCCTGCTTTTACCTGTTTTCAGTTCGTAGGCATTGATGATCGTTTCCTTGATCTCCGCCAATACCTCCGCAGTCTTGGAGTAGTCGTCCGCATAATGACCGCCGGTGACCGTGTCAGCAATAAGCGGTTCGTGGATCATCATCGTCGCCAGCGGAGACATAAGGATTTCGTCCCCAGCCATCGCTATAACCGATGCGGCGCTCGCGGCCATGCCATCGATCTTCACGGTGACCTTGCCTTTGCACTCCTTCAGGGCGTTATATATCCCTGCTGCGGCAACAAGGCTACCGCCGGGGCTGTTGACCCAAACGGTGATGTCACCGTCTGCGTATTTTGCAAGCTCGTTACGAAAAGCATTTGGGGCTGACGCCGGTTCGTCGAACCACTCGTACAACCACAAGTCCCCGTCGTCTATGATATCCCCGTCGATGCGGAGCACAGCGCTTTCCGGTTCTTCTGGGTCAGCGTTGAGCGCTGTGAAATTCCAAAATTTATCTTTCGTCTCCGTCATCGGGCGGCTGCGGTTCTGCTGGTTTATCTGCTTTGGCATATAATCCTGCCTCCTTCAAAAGTCGTGTTTCGCGTTTCGCCTGCTGTGCATTGCGGTCGAAGTTTCCGCCGTTCAGTTCGAGCGTTTCCTGCTCGCGGGTAGAAAATCCATTTTGTACTCGCAACGCTGCTGCGACAGCTTCCTTCTGCGGGTCGAGCTGCCCCGGTGCAGGACCGGTCCATTCTGCGCCCGCCCATGCCTTACGCATAATCGGATCATCAAAAAAGTGTGGCGCCTTGATGCGCCCCATCGCCACGGCCTGCGTAAGCCATTCCTCGTAAACCGGCTGACAGAAATCTGATGCAAGCCACGCCCGCCTCATTCGGAACATTTTCCACGCCTCAAGAAGTGCCGCCCGGGATGCGGAATAGGATGCCGAAAATGACTTTTGGAGCAGATCAGCGGGAATCTCAAGTGCCGCGCCAACGTATTTTGCAAGGGAATTGACGAAACCTTCAAATGCCGTGTTCGGTCTACCTGGGTTCGCAATGTCCACACTCTCCCCCGGCCGAAGGATGTTAATTGCTCCGTTGCCCAGCTCGTATTCATTTTCATTGATATCCGGCAGCTGCTCATCTTCCGGGATCAGGCTTCCAAGCGGGTTTTGATTGGATGGTCCGTCGCTCTTGATAAAAACCGTAAACATGCCAGTAATGACCGCCGCCATAAGCTCGGCCTCAGTGTATCGCGTGAGCTGCTTTAGCGGCTCGATCACCGGCGCGAGAAAAGGAACGCCGCGCCGCTGCTCGATGCGCTCCGACTCCATCATGTGCAAGATGTTTGGCCTGCCAGTCCTTGGCCCAAAAGCTTCCACCCTTGTCCATTCAAGCGGTTCTGTACTGCCGGGATAATAAAAAGCGTTCGGGTATCGATTGCAAACGTAATAGGCGACCGCCGCACCGTCGCTATCGATTTCGACGCCGGAGATTACCCGGTTTCCATTTGCAGCCCTGCCCGCCATCGGCACGATACTGTTGGGACTCGGGCCGGCGGTAATTGCGGCTACTGTGTTCGGCGTACTAATGCGGTCGGCCTCAAGCAGATGGATGCGTAAGCCATACGGCATAAACGGTGTAGGTGGCGCCTGTTTCAACAGCGCGAATGCGTCTCCGCTTTGGAGCCAAGACAACTGTGCGAGCTGCTGCATTTCGTAAAAATTGTTCAGACGAAGTGCATCACAAAAAACAGAGTCTGCCCAAAGAGAAAATTCCCGTTCGACGTTCTGCTCCCACGCGTTAGACTCATCGTCGGAAAGGCCAAGATATTCGGAATCAATGCGCGCTTTCAGTCGCAATCCGCTGCCAACGACATTTGTTCGCGTCGTCTGGATAGCAGACCGTCCAAGCGGAGCATTCATGTACAGGTCGCGGCACCGGTCGCGGAGGGTGTAAAGGTTCAGGTCGATGTCTTCTTGCGGCGACGCACTCCGGGCTTTCCAGCCTTTCATCGATTTTTTGCTCATCGAAGCGCCGCCGTCTGAATAGCCGGTATTTAAAATCTGGATTGTCTTGCGCGCCGCAACCCGGCGCATCGCCGCCTCCGGGTTTACGATCTCAACCGCTTTATCTAACAGGTTCAAGCTCTTTCCACCTCTCTCAGATGTCGCGCGGGATTGCGCCAAGAACGCGGTTGCGCCCCTTTCCGCTCTCCTGCGCCTCAAGCTCTTCGATGTAGTTCTCAAGCTTGCTGATTTCGCTCTGGATTATGCCGAGGTCAGCACGCTTCATGCTGCGGCTGCCGATGGTGTATTCCTGCCCACCCAGCACGGCGATTTCGGCATTGTAATAGGCTTCGAGCCTCGTTTTGGCGTGCTCAAGGCGGGAATTTGCCATGTCATTCACCTGATTTCAATTAGATTTCAATGCCTTTTTTAACCGCACCGTACCGTTTTACCGGCTTCGGCGGCTCCTTGGGAGCCGCTCCGGTCGCCTCGCTGAGCCTACTTTCAAGCTTTTCAAACGACGGATTAAGGAGCTTCAGCGCCGCACGAGCATAATTTCGGATGTCAAACGGCTCGTTTCGGGCGTCCTCCGTGACCTTTTCCCAGTTGAAGGTAACCTTCCCGTGGGTCTTGCGTGGCACCTGCCGCTCGGAAATAAGGCCCTTGAAATAGACTGAATCGTAATTACGCTCTTTATCCTTCGGGAAGTGGCAGTAAAACGGCCCCCGCTCCTTGATCTGCAAGTTCTCGATGATAGCGGTCTTACCCTCATCGACGCCGAGAATGATAAGCGCGGCGTTTTCCTTTTGCGTTCGTGTGATCTTGTAAATCAGCGGGATACCAGCACCGCCGCGGCCCTTAATGGCAAAGATGCGGTGACCTTCGTTCCGCTTGCAGTATTCATAAACCTGCGATGTAAAGTGACCGCCGGAGTCGATGCAGGTGCACGCGACTTTCAGCCCCAGCCCATTTGCAAAGCGGTATGTGCTCTTGAGGATGTCGTCGATACCCTGCCATGTTTCGATACGCTCCGGCGATCCGACGATGACACCATGCTTGATGCCCCAAGACTCTTCACCCTTTCCCCAGCCAACAATCTCAAACTCAAGCCATCGGTCCTGCACGTCAACCGCCGCGGTCAAAATTAATACTCCGTCCGGTATTTCGGCGGAGTATTCTTCGCAGCGCTTTATTAAAAATTCCTCGTTTTCAATCTCACCCTTGATTTCATAAGGCTCTCCGAGGATGGTATTGACAAAGACTTTGTACAGCTCCGGGTCATCCTTGATGGTAAGGTACTCGGTAATGATTTTTTCCCAAGTAAACCACGGAGAGACGAAAGCATTCAGTTTGAAACTCCGCGTTCCTTTCGCTTCTGGGTTCTGTGAAACCCATTCGCCGGGCTGTGCTTTCCACTCCTCTTCTCGGAACTCACCAAGGCAATGCGGGCAGCGGAACGCAATATCGCTGACAGTGTAATTGTCCTTTTCGTCCTTTTGGCTGTGATAGATCATGCCGTAAAGATTGACAAACACGTATGTGCCGCAGTTTGGACACTTGATGCGCCACTCCTCTTGCGTCCCGCCGAGATATTCGACTTCGATGCGGGACGCGCCCTTTATTCCGGGCGTTGATGTATAGACCTTTTTGCGATTCCAGAATGTGATTGTTCGCTTTTCGGCAAGCTGTATCGGGTCGCCCTCTGTTCCGGCACTGTCCGGGTATCGGTCCACTTCGTCGCAAAGCAAAATACGGATTGGACGGCTTGCGAGTCCGGCCGGTGAATTTGCACCAGCCATGGAAAGAACGCCGCCGGGAAAGACCTTTGTCAAGATCGTGTTGTTCAGGTCGCGGCTCTTGACGTCGGAAACCTTTTCAGCCAGCGTTTTGGTGTCGCGGATCAGCGAAGAGATACGCCGCTTTGAATAGTCTTCAGCCATCTCGATTGTAGGCTGCACAAACAGGATGGGGCATGGGTCAAGATCAATAAAATACCCGATAATGTTGTTCAGTATTTCGGACTTGCCAATTTGGCTGGAACTCATAACAACCGTTTTTTCAACGCGCGGGTCTGTAACGGCATCCATGATGCCTCGCTGATATGGCGCGCGATCCGTTTGCCACTGGCCCGGTTCTGCGGATGACTCGCTTGAAAGGACGCGGTTTTGATCGGCCCACTCTGAGATTGTCAACTGCGGCGGAGGTGCCCAGTATCGATAGACCGCCGCCATAAAGACATCAATCTTCAACATCGATATCATCTCCGGGCGGAGCAGGCATTTCGGACAACTCGCACAGCGCCGCATTGACCTCTCGCTTTATGATGTCCTCGATGACCGGTATGTTTTTCTGGCCTATCACCTTCGGGGCGACTTTTGCCGGAAGAGCAAGCAGTCTTGATTTTGCCGTAAGGATCATGGACGACATTGCACGTTCGACATCGACCGCAGAAAGTAACGTCCCTTTATATTGCTCAAGCTGGATCTCGGCTTTCTCTCGTTTGACTGCTTCGTGCAGCGCCTTTTCCTTGTCATAGTCAACTTTCTCGTTCGATTTCAGCTTGAATGAATAATAGTCTTCAATTGCGGACGGCGGGTCGAATTTCCCATCTGCGTCGCGTTTAATTGTTCCATCGGCCGCAAGCTGGTTGACGCGGCGCTCCGAAATAGCAAGGAGTTCAGCCAAATATGACGCTGTGCAATTTTCCAAACTCTTCACCCCCTCGGAAGGAAACCCAAAAAAAAATTTTCATGTCTAATAAAACTTCGAGCCTTCCTTGGGCCGCACCCAGCTTTTTCCACGGAAGAACCTACCGCAGAGACAGGGCGTCGCCATGCTTTTATCTTGACAGATTTACCATGCAATTCTTATAAAGCTCTCCGGCGTGCTCCCAATTTACGACATTAAACCAATCATCAATATAGGCTGCCCGTTCATTGTAATGCTTCAGATAGTATGCATGCTCCCAAACATCGATGGCCATAACTGGACACAAGTTTTGCACAATGGGTGTGTCTTGATTTGCCGATGTCACAATTTTAAGTTTACCGCACTGATTCACGACAAGCCACGCATATCCCGAGCCGAACACGGACAGTGCCTGATTCTTGAATGCATCACAAAACTTTTCAACAGACTCAAAATCCCGAACGATTGCATTATAAAGCATTCCGGCCTGCGAACGCGTCTCTAAATTGGACATACCGTTAAAATAAAAAATGTGATTGTAAACACCGCCGCCATTATTGATTACGGACTGTCTGATTGCTACCGGCAGCCTGTCAGCGTAATAGATCAGATGCTCCAGCGACCAGTTCTGAAATTCTGGATAGTCTTTCAATGCGCTATTGAGATTGTCCACATATTTTTGTAGGTGTCGGTCGTGATGTAAATGCATTGTTTTGGTATCGATATACGGCTCGAGTGCGTCGTAAGCATAAGGGAGAGGTGGATTTACGAATGGATAATGCTCGTTCATACAATAGCCTCCTGTTTCATCTTATATATATAGCATATTCACACTATGTTTAAGATGTTAATCCGATTTCGATCAGAACGAAATTAGCCGAGAGGCCATTTCCACACGATTATAAGTCGTAGGCTCTACCGAAAAGCCCCGTCTGAATAAGGCGGGGCTTTTTGTTCAGTCCCATGTAATTAACAATTATTTCACACCGCCGTGTTCATACGTTCACATTCGTCCGTTAATATAGCCTTGTCAAACGGGATAACCGTTTATCAAATATGTTATTTTTCATCTTCATTTTTCCTCTCTCTCAACTTCACCGGCTTCGATTAATCATCGGGGCCGGTGATTTCTTTTTACAAGTCACTCGGCCCCACCTCTGCCTAATACGCGACTTGTAACCCAAAGCGCAGAGACCTTTCGACCTCTGCGCTTTTTCACCAACAACATATTAGCACATCAAGTGGGGCGAAAAGTCCAATCTTTGTCCAACTTTTTATTCGATGCTGATAAGCCCCATCTCTTTCGCCACGAGGCCAAGTATCGAATTGACGTGTCTGTATGTACCAGCCCTCGACAGCCCGATAGCCATGCCGGCGCCCTCGACCGTGTGCGAACGCTTCCAGTACGCCAAGTCTATTAGCTTCATGTCAGTCTCACAGAGATGTGAAAGCACTCGCTCTATGGCCTTGCAACTGCGCTCAAGTTGCTCTACGTACACATTCGTTTCAATACGGACCGCAATATCCTCAGTTGTTCGAGATGTCGAACAACCTCCGGGAGCGAGAGAGTAGCCCGGCGTTGCCGATGGAATTGCGTCGCGTTTATATTCCTCAAGCTCGCGCCGATCCTCCCTGTAGTGCTCAAGCTGCCATTCCACATATCCTTTGATCTGCGGTGTCAGGTCGAATTTATAAAACTTGCTCAATTGCATTCCTCCTCACAGATGTTCCATTTGCTTGCCGATATATTCGCAGTAGTCATGCTCAAGCCTCGATCCCGGGCTGTCCCGCCAGTCCGGCAAAAACGCAACGGCATCCGCGCTGTCGATCATGGCGAAGCAGATCCGCATATAGTCGGCCTTGTCCATTCCGCCGGGCAACGTTGCCGGTGACAGGATTGTATCCGCCGCCAAGCGGTTTTTCGCCGCATTGTCAAACTTCGCTTTATAGTTCGGATCTCCGGTGATTTTACCGGCTATGTAGATTTTCACGGCGTGCCCTCCCTATGTATGCTTTTTTCGCTGTCAAATCCCTCCGGGTAACGTGCGCGGAGCTTTGCAATATTTCGTTCCGCGATTTCATCCATTCCAACGCCAAACCCCGTTGCTGTCTCTGCAACGTACCAGAGTACGTCTCCCAACTCATAAATCAACTTTTCTCGGTCAAGCTCGTGCCCCTGAAACATTGCCTTTTTCATGATGTCGATGCACTCACCAGCTTCGCCGTTCAGACCCATTACTCCGTTTAGCATGCGGTCGTGTCCGTTTGGGCTTGTCCTCTGTGCGTGTTCCTGATATTCATTAAGTGTCATTTTACCTCCCTTTGGCCTTACTGGGCCAACATTTACCGCTGGATTTTGTGATGCAGCCAACCATATAATTTGAGTATGGAACGGTGCATATTACATTGTGATTTCAATAGTTATTACGCTAGTGTCGAGACTCTATATAACCCGTCGCTAAAAGACAAGCCAATGGCTGTCATAGGCGACCCGGAGGCTCGACACGGCATTGTGCTGGCTAAAAATGATTTGGCAAAAAAGACCGGGGTGCAAACCGGGGACGTGATTTGGCAGGCTAAACAAAAGTGTCCGGATATCGTTTTCACACCTGCGAATTTTGATCGTTATCTCAAATATTCCGGCTTGGCCCGTGAGATATATTTGGGGTACACGGATAAAGTTGAACCTTTTGGCCTCGATGAATGTTGGCTTGATATGACACGGTATGTAAGTCACTACGGTACCGGCAAAGATGTTGCGGATTGTTTGCGCAACCGGATGAAGGACGAACTAGGGCTTACGATTTCCGTTGGCGCGTCTTTCAACAAGGTCTTTGCCAAGCTGGGCAGCGACATGAAGAAGCCCGATGCAACCACCGTTATAACCAGCCGGGACTACAGGGACCTAGTCTGGCGTTTACCTGCGTCCGATCTGCTATATGTTGGTCCAGCAACCGCAAAAAAGCTTACACGCTATGGGATACTGACAATCGGTGATCTTGCCAACGCAAACGTTTCTTTCCTCCTAAGCATCCTAGGTAAAAATGGTGTCATGCTACGGAATTTTGCCAACGGAAACGACGAGTCACAGGTATCGCCATACACATACACACCGCCCATAAAGAGCATTGGTAACAGCATCACGGCCCCGAAAGACCTTGTAACGGATGACGATGTAAAGATTGTGCTACTCTCCCTTTGTGAGAGCGTTGCGGCGAGGTTGCGAGAGCAGCATTGCACATGCAAAACCATTCAACTGACAATGCGAGATAACGATCTCTTTTCTTTTGATCGTCAAGGGTCTCTTTCGCCCACAGACAGCACCTACGACATTTTTCAATTTGCGTTTAATCTTTTTGAGCGATACCACACGCCCGGAAAGCCAATCCGTAGCCTTGCAGTCGCATTAAGAGGTCTTTCCCCAACGCCTAGTTTCGTGCAAATGTCGCTGTTCGAGGAAGACATAAAGGCGATCAAGCACAGAAACATGGACAGTGTCATCGACAAGCTGCGTAGCAAATACGGCTATGCATCCATCCGACGCGGTGTCGCCCTGCTTGACGAGCGGCTTGATACGGATATCAAATCGTCAAACATCGTGCACCCTGTAGGATTTTTGGGGACACTGAATTATTGATATTTTTGAATAATACAATCGAATTTGGTCATGATACTGTTTGCAGAGAGGATAGATAGTTTTTTAATATGAGACGGTTTTTTCTTTCTTTGCACGGGCGCTCGAATTGAGCGTCCGTTTTTTTATTTGCGCTCGCCGTAGGAGCAGAATGCATCTTCTCGAGCGGAATTCAGTCCCGCAACGAGTTCGCAGCAAGACCCATATTCATCACGGCTCAGATTTACACAATCCTTACAATGCACAACGACCTCAGCGGGAACGGTAGGAGCCTGTTCAATTATTCTTTCAATATCCCGCAGGCAATTTTGGACTGCGTTATGCGCTTCATAGCTGAAAATGCTCCCGTAGTCAACAGGGTTTATTTCATTAATTCTTAGCGCATTCGCGTCGATTAACCTTTGCTCACTCACGCTTCTCGCCTCCGTCCATCAAAGCGCCGCAGTTCGGACAATATTTGTAATCATCACCAATCCCGTACAAATGAAATGCACTTTTTCCGCACAAGGTGCAGTACCTATACTCGCCGCTTGAATGCCGGTCCCCTATGTCTCTTTTCCATTCCCCATGCACAACAGGCGCAACGTCGGCGGCAGGGGCGCACATTGCGGCAATCCGCACCGGGTCATTAGACACTCGGCCCTCTATCAATTCCTCGCGCTCTATGTAGCTCATGACTGCGCCTCCTTCGGCTTGTAGCGATAGGCAAGCCACGTTTTGCCGTAGTCTTTTTCGCGGTACACATCGTTTGCATCGGCACACCAAATGCCAATGACACCGTCTTGAGTGGTTATGTCGGTTATTGCGGATGCAATCCATCCGTTATTCAAATCTTTTATCCAGATATGCGTACCGCCAAATTCATCCTCTTCCGATACTTCTCGCAGTTCGTCCAGTGTCAGAGGCTTCGGGTTGTCGCGTTCACATTCAGCCTCCCACGCATCAAGCAGATCGCGCAGAAACAGCCTGTCGCTGTAACCGATTTGACATTGCTCGCAGATCGCGTTTAATCGGCCCTCGGCATCGTCGCCGTAATGCTCGTGCTCTTGCTGGGCACGGAGGGCGGTGATTGCCGTATCAATAGCTTTAAGTAAGCACGGATTTATATATGGGTCTTCAACGCCGTTCACATAGCGGATTCCGACATATCGACTTGCTTGCTCCAATATTTCAACATCAGTCATGTCCTTGCTCCTTTCCTAGTGCCTTTCTAGCAATGTCGCAATCAAAAACGGATTTATCGCAGTCGTCCTCTTTCCACGGCGCATGGGGACAATCTGCACATCCGAATTCGTGCGCCCATTCAAGCACGCTGTCAACGTCATATTCTTGGTCGCCCGCCCACCGGCAATATTTATCGATGATGTCTACGCAAAACAAGTGATGCTTTTCGGAGAACATTTCGCCGTCATTCTTGCCCTCAAACCGGCTATATTTCTCCCCCTTGTTAATGGCCCTGCCGCACAGACTACATTTGTACTGTTTTTTTGCAACAGGGGTTGTGACCGTTGAAAATTCAAGCATCGATTTTGCCTCCCAGTGCCTTTTCAGCTTCGGCGCGGGTGCTATTCCCAGTACGCACAGCAATCAATTTCTGGATATGTATCATCATGATCCTCCAAATCATACATTTCAAAGTTAAGCTCAAGCTGCCCTGTATCTCTATTTCGGTGCCAATAAGCGTTACCTGGCTTGCACGGCAGCACCACACACCGTCCATCGTTCTCGGCGGCGCAGATGGTCTCGAGGCGGGCAATGGGAATGTCGGAAGTAAGTGCTTTATACAGCTCGTTTTCAAATTGCCGTTTCCAAATGGGCTGTTTTGCAGATGCAATGTCCGCCTTAATTTCTTCAACTGTCCGCATGGTCGGCCTCCTTTGACGCTTGAGCCATCCGAATATAATCGCTTACAAGCCCCTCGTATCCGGCATGAACGTCGTCGTCGCTTGAGTCGTAAAAATCCTCCGCCATCAAGTCAAGTGCTTTTTTCAGCGCCGCGAGTTCTTCGACGGTGCCGAGAGCGCGATACCGCTCGTTTTCCTTACATTCTGTATTCCAAGCTGATTTCCAATAATCTGCGCGTTCCGTTTCATTTCCCCAAGGTACATTAGCCATTTTCGCCGCTCCTTTCAAAATAAAACACTGCCGGGTGTGGGTTTGGAGTTACCAACCCAAAACGCACAGCGTTTCGATATGTAACGCTGCCTCTCGCCAATACTTCCGGCCATCTTTCAATTGCTGTGCGGAACTTTTCGAGCGTCAGGGTGGATTTATAATTGTTGCAGCTGCGGCAGGCAGGGAGCATATTATCCAGCGTATCCAAATCTGTTCCAGCCGTTTTATATGCGTCGTAAAATTCCATCGGAATGACATGATCCGCTTGCATCTGCTGTATGGTAATCTCACAACCGCAATAGGCGCAGTGCCCGCCGCACTTGTCATACACGCTGCGCCGCTCCGCTTTGGTTAGCTTGCGGCGCTTTGGAGGCTCATACATGTTCTCCCTCCCCGGCCTGCACGGACCTGAATCTGTTCGGATAAAACTGGCACCGCCCGCTGTTCACGTATGGGCGCTGACCGAAGATTGCGCAGCACCGTTCGACATGGACGCACTCGTTACAGGTAACGCCATCGTCCAAAAGCATATCGTACTGGTCTT